GTATAAAGCATTGACATCGCCGCCCACCTTTGAACAGTGATAAGTACAGTTTATTTGCATCAACCCATGATCGTTAGTTGGCGATACAGCCGTTGGCCGGCAACCTGATTCTTTCGACATCGTAAGCAAGGCGTTGTTGACTTGGCCGGCCGGGAAGTATTTCGACACAAGGCCGCGATACGATTCACAGTTGCCGGATGCGCCAACAGAAACGGCCGCTTTTTGACGTGCGGCCGCTATCCTTGCTTCTTCGGCTTTGCGTTCAATCTTTGCTTGCAAATCCTTCTGAAGCTGTTCATTCTGCTTTTTAAGCTTTTCGGCTTCATCGGCCTTTTGCTTCAGTTCTTCTTGCTTTTTAAGCAAGTCGGAATCACGCTTCTTGATGTCTATCTGAAGCTGTTGTTGGTTCGATTTCTCGATCCGTAGTTGATTGTTTTTGTTCGCTAGTGCCGACGCTACAGGTATCGTAAGGATTAGCGTAACGATCAGGCCGACGAACAATTTTCGAAAGTCTATATTCATGTATTGATGTCCTCTACGATCAAATATGATCGTTCGGGATAACGTCTATTGTAGCAAACCAAAACCGCTTTGCAACCCACGATACCGCCATGCGATACCTGTTCTAGCCACCGGGTAATCTGATATGCTTGCGCCGACATAGGCGGCTTAATATCCCACCATTTCATTGTTATTGTTGCCTTCTTGGCGGTAACGGCCGCGCCTTGTAATAGCGATCTTCGGCTTCAGCTTGTGCGGTACGCATGACGACCATTTTCTTTACGCCAAGGTAAAGATTTTCAAGCATCTGTAAACGAAATTCGGCTACCTTATATTCGGCTTCGGTACTGATAACAGCGATTTCAGCTTGTTCAAACTGCTTCGTATTTTCAGCCCACGCCTTGCGATCCGGCGCGGCCGTTAGCTTCTTATCGTGATTGGCCTTCATCATTTGAACGGCAAATGTTTTCTTCAGTCGGCGCTTTGCTTCTTTGTAATCCATAAGCCTTAGAACTATCGTTTGCGCGGCCTGAAACATCACAACCGGCAACTTTCGTAATAGGCGTTCGATTTCTTCGTCGGTATATTTAAGTTCGTTTTCGATGTCTATATCGTCTTGAACTTCATACTTCAGATTAGCAATTTCGCTTTTGACATCTTCGATTGATTTGCCGTCAACCATGATTAAGCCTTTCCGTATTCTTGGATTTTTAAGCTAAAGCGCGCTTCGTACTTTGCGCCTAGCACGCGCAACAGCGTTCGCAATGATTGCGCTGTAGCGCCTTGTTTTCCGACCATTCGACCTAAATCTTCTTTGGCGACGTACAGGGTTATCAAAACACCCTTTTCGTCTATACGGCTTTCAACGTATGGCGTATCGGCACTTGCGGCCTGACTACAAATTTGCTGTGCAATCTTCAAAACGAAGTCGCAACCTATGCTTTCAACGTTCACTTTTTACCCACTTTCTTTGCCTTCGGTGGCTTATAGCCCCGGCGATACTTACAATCTTTCTGCATACAGAAGCCGTAACTATCGACCAAATGGCCGTTTTTACAAACTGCTGATCCACGTTCGACCCTTGCATTTCTTGCGCGTGCGGCCATATCTGCGGCTTCTTGTGCTACGCGTGCCGGGTCTTTAGTGGTTTCAACACTAGATTCAGCGCCGGTTTTCGGTGTTTGAACGACTGCTACCGGCGAACGTAAGTCGTCAATTTCTAATTTGTTATCAGCAATAATTACGAATAAATCAAGTAAATCGGTTAGCTTCAAGCAAGCGTAATCTTCTTCTTCAATCCTGAAGGCCACTACGGCCGTTTGGTTGAATGATTTCGCGGCTTCGGCCTGTTCCATCCATTCTTTAATGCGAACGTTTTCATGATGCTTCGCTTCAAGATGGATTGGTAATTCGGTATAGATGTCGCTTCGCCGATGCCAATTTGCATGACTACCGGCGTTGCGAACACCTTTACCAACCTTCCGGCGAACGATGCCGGCAACGTGCATTTCGTAGTTTCGGCCTTTATCGCTGTTCAAACTCATGTCGGTACATCCTGTCAATCAGCGTGTTATCGGTTAGTGCTTCAAGTTTGGCCATAAGTTCAATTTTTCGTTGGCGTTCGGCCTTCATTTTTCGGTAGAATCGTTTGATGCGTATCATCGGTTTGCCACCTGTTTATCATCGTAGACTTCGACCCCGGCTATTGGATAACCTTCAAGCGCATCTTTGCGTACAGCCGTAAGTATCGCATCCATGACTTTATCGTTTTGAAGGTATTCTTTTGGCACTAGTGAAACGTCGGTAATGCGTACCTTGCGAACTGTCTTGAAGGTTGTTGCGCCTTTATCACTGGCAACAGTTTTTTCAACTTCATCTAGTTCGCCAAGCTTGCGATCGGCGGTTTCATCCCTAAGCGTACCCTTTTCGCGGCGTGCTTCAATCTTTGCTTCAGCTTCTTCGCGAAGGCGTTCTTGCTCTGTATGGTAGTCAAGCATCTTATCTTTAATAATGCGTTCGGCCGTTTCGAAATCGTCTTCAACCGGCTTGAATAATGCGCGTGCGGATTTCAGCGCTTCGTTCAGTGGCTTAGTGATTTCTTCTTTGCGACTGGTAATTTGTTTCTTAACCTTTTTCAAGTCGCTAAGAATGTTATTGGCTTCTGACATCTGTACGTCGTTTTCGACGGTTAGATCGTTTGCGCGGTTCGAAAGCTTTGTTACTTGTGCTTTCAGTGGCGCTAGATTTGTATTGTTTGGCATATCGTCTTTACCTTTCTTTAATGGTAACTCTAGTGTATCAAATGCTTTATGGCTTGTCAACACTTTTTTACGCTTTTACTTTATAACCCCTGAACAGCTTTTCATCAGCGTCGACTTCTTTTAAGAACTTGGTAACTTGGAATTCGATTAAACCGATAAGCTTTTCGTCGCGATAAACACGCTTAACAAACAGTTGTGAATTGGCCGGCATTTCAGGATCAAACGAAATGAAGTCGCACCATTTGCGCCCGGTAATCCATATTTGGCCTTGGATTTGCTTTATGTATTCTGTCGGTACTGTGCCAAGCTTTATCGTTTCTTGATGCGTTGATGTGTCCGGGCATTTGATTTCTACTAGCCCATCCTTGCCTATAAGGCCATCAGGCGACGCGCCGGCTTTAAGCTTGCTATGCTTAATAAATTCACAATCGTCGATTTGACGGCCTGTAGTGCGTTCGTACGTTAGTTTGGCCAAATCTTCAGTATCAGCGCCCCAATCCATTTCTTCGCCCTTATATCGGCTTTGATACACGCCTGTAAGCCTTTGGCGCACTAGTTCGGCACGATACTTACGTCGCGTGGTGGCTTCTTGACCGCCGCGCCCTTGCGCTAGAATCTTATTAAAATTGGATGATGTCGCGTAGCCTAATCGATCGGCGAACCATTTTTCGGTACGCTGTAGTGGTTCAATCATTTTTTCAAACTCTTTAGTTTTTCGCGGATGATTGGCGCAAGCTTCTTCTGCTCTTTAGTGTCTAGGCGTTCAATGACTGATTCTAGTTCGGCTTTGGTCTTGGCCTTGTTGATGCCGTCGATAATATCAGGTGGCGCATCAGGCGCGTTTAGAAGTACCGTACGTTCCATTTCTTCGGCTATGTACAGCCCGGCGCATACGCTGAAGGTGGCGCGCAAGGCGTGCGCGTGTGCAACCTTTTTAATCATAGTCTTCGGCTTGCCCTGTTCAGGGTCGTCTTCTGTCGGGTCGTCTTCTTTCCAAAAGCCTTTGCCGGTCGTATATTCCTTGAAGTCGACTTCTTGATGCGAAACGATAACGTTGCCATGAACGACTTTATGAACGCCGATGCTACAAGAAAGAATCTTGCCGGCTTCTGATATTTCGAATTCAGGTTTCGTAGTACCGCCATAGTTGCCGGTATTTTCGGCAATGGCTACCAAGCCTTGTATGCCGATGATAACTTTGCCTTGCTGAATATAGATTTGACCGGGTACACGCGGATCGATACCGGCCGCCTTGGCTTGCTGTAATGCGAAATGCAATAAACCGTCGTCGACGATAGGCTTGCCGTCTTTATCTAAATCAATGAATAATGCTTTGCACCATTGTTCGTAAACGCCTTCAGGGTCTTCGTTCGGCCGGATGAAGTCGCCGAACCTTCGCTTTAATTCGGCCTTGCGCTTTCGCGCTTCAGTCGCTTCTTTTGTAGATGTGTTTGCCATATCGTGCCTTTCTTTTAATGATTTAATCCTATCATGCTTCGTCAATGCTTGTCAACACTATTTAACGCTTCTTGCTGAAAGAACGTTCAAATTTTCGGCGCTGATATGCTGATCGCACATTGGTATTTTGGCTATTCGGCCGGCATCATCCCGAAAGATGCTTTCGCCGACGGCCGTTCGGCCACAACCTTTTACGCTTGCGGTTCGGCCTGTATGTATCATAACCCAAGCCCGGCACTTGCGAACATTGTGAATAATAAGCTGTGCTTGCGCGGCCACCATATCGGCCACTTGGTTTCGTGGCGCTACTATACGTCGTTTCAAATTTTTGTACCCTCTCTTAAATAAAAATGGCCACCTAGTAATTATACTGGATGGCCATCTTCGCCTTTAGAAACAGGCGTTAGTCTGAATGCCTATTTCTTGAATGCTTTGTGAAATACGCCAACGAAAATCATCGATGCCGTAACTACCATGTAAATACCTACTGCTGTAGCTACTACGTGGTCGAAGTTGTTCAGAATTAGATAAGCGGCTAGAAAGCGCGCAACTACTTCTGTAAGCGACACGATTGTTTTGATCGTTGCCGGTACTTCACGTTTTTGTTTGGTATCTTTAGTCATATCGTCTATAACCTTTCTTTTAATTTATGACTTTTCTAGTGTAGCAAAAATGCTAACGCTTGTCAACACTTTTTAACGCTTCGTCGCGTTTTTTATTAAGCCGGCGTAGTGTCTTTCGCCTATCGTGGCCAACGTGCCAATCGTCGCAATAGATGCATTTATACGGCCGTATGTGCGTACCGTTGCGCTTTCTAACAGTCTTGGCGTGGTTCTTTGCTTCCCTGAATGTAGTGTACGATTTCTTGTTCTTACAAGCGGTTTGATAACCGCCGTAAGTCGAAGGTTCTTCTTCCATTCCATTACCCCCATTTTGTTTTTTACCAAACCCATTCTTTGAACTTAATCCATGCTACACGCCATCCGGCCGCGAATAATGCGCCCCGGTACGTCGACGCTGTGCCGAACATCAGTTCTTCGCCGCGATAATCGATGTGCCAAGCATAGGCCATAAACACGCCGAATATCGGATGTATGCGCGTTATCCTAACCCTGAATCTACTTGTCGCCATCTATGGCCACCCATTGATTTTCTTCAGGATCGAATACTTTCATTTCTTCAAGATCAATGATTGTATCGCCCATTTTTACCGCATGAACAAATTCTTCTTTGGTTAAAGTGCGCTTACCCCAAATCAGGCCGGCCATGATTTTTAGATATTTATACTTCATCTTTCGCTTTTTCCTGTTTAGCTTTTAGCATCGCGACTAGGCCATCGGTTACAGTCTTTACATCTAATTTAAGCGCTTCAGCGACTTCATGCGACACGAACCCGGCCACAACTTCAGCATCAGGGTTAATCAAAAATTCTTCAGGTACACTTACTTCGACTTTTGGTACTGGCCTATTGAAGAAAATATCGGGTACATCGACCACTAATTCAACGCCTAATTCGTTCGGATATGCTGAATTGTCGCGCTTGGTAACGCGTAAACTTCCGTTTTGGCTTATGAATAAATATGCATTTATTTTCATCAGTCGGCTTCTTTCAGAAGCTTATCGATAGCTTCAAAATCCTTACTATATTCATGGCTGTATTTCCAAGGTTCAATAAGCTTCACGACTACCATTAAAATACGAACCGCCAGTTTAGTACGGATGCTAATTTTGTCTTCGTTTGTTGCCATATATCCTACTTTCCACTACTTATTTAGTTAGTTCCCGGCCTGAACTTCGGCCGCTTTAATTGTGGCTTCGCTTCGTGCCTGTTCGACATCGACCCAAGCGCCACAAAGTACAGCAACGATCAGTAAAATCGTTACCGGCCATAAAAGCATTTTGAATACTTGCTTCCGGCCTAGCGTGTATTGGTTTGCCATGCTACCCCCTTTCTTTGTTATACCTATCGATTTCGTCGCGGTGTACTAGGTAGTACGGATAAGCCGGGTTCGTGCCGTAATCCTTGGCCTTAAGCTTGCCCTGACGAATAAGCTTCAGAATGAAATAGCGATTTGAATCTTCGCTATCGCTGTTGACTGAATTAGTGATTAGGCGTAAGCGCGCGATTTCGCGCGGTCGATACCATTCTTTTTCTGATGACATATTAGACATCCTTTCTATAAACCTTATAAATGATCCTGATTACCAACAGTAACAACAATGCCAAGCCGCTAACAAACATTATTAGCGCGGCCGAATAGCTTATTTCTAAAGCTACTTTCAGCGCCAACAATACAAAACCGGCGAACAGAAAGAAGCCAAGCGCGCCGAATACGGCTGATGCTATGCAAATGAAGATGAACGGTAATAGATATTCTTTTATGATTGCCATGCTAGTTACTCCTGATTCGCCGTAGTTCGAACACTTGACCCCAATGCGGATTGCGATCGTGAATCAAGCGCGCGTAGTGTGCGGCGAAATTATTGTTTATTTTGAAATCCTTGCTGATAGTGTGCCGGCGCGTTTCCCATCGAAATACTTCTATAAGCTGTTGAACGCCTAGCTTTTTATGGCCATGCTTTATCATTTCCCAAGCTATCTTTTCAAGTTCGACGACTACCCAAGGGTTCGCCATGTGAAAGGCATGAAAGGCTTGCTTTATAGGTAACTTAGAAATGCCTTCAACGCGGTTCAGCTTGTAAGTTTCGAATAGTGTTTGCTGATTCTTGTTCACGGCTATTTACCTAACGCTTCCATTATTTGCATATCGGCAATGGCTTCGGCGCGATCGGTATCAGGGTCTTCGTCTTCAATCATTACGCCGCAACCGCCGCATACATAGATTCGTTCAGTCCAGTAATAACTACTATCAGGGTTCGGCGACATATGTTCGACTTCTTCGATTTCGTAATCGCTGTGTTCATGGCTGTCGCTTTCGCCTGTTACCTGACATTCCCAAATGCCGGCGTACCGATGGCCATGCTGAAACAAAAACGCCTTGTGCTTGCCGGGATGTTCCGGGCAATCTATTTCAACGCGATAATGCTTGTCTTCCCAAGCTTCGCGTGCGGCCTTTCGTTCTTCGTCTGTTGTTGGAATGGTTTTATTCATATCGTCATACCTTTTATTAGTATGGCTTTAGCTTATCACAAGCCGTCAACGCTTGTCAACACTTTTTTATACTTTGGTATGAAAAAGCCGCTTCATGTAATTGTAGCTTGTTCGACTTATGGCACGATGCTTTTACAAAAGTTCGGCGCGGCGTATATCACTACTGAAGCGGCATAATCGAATGTTTGTTTTATTTCGACTATGGTTATATAATAGCAAACTTTATCGATTTTGTCAACACTTTTTTACGCTTTTACCTGTTGAAATAGGCTATTTTGCGTATGGCGCGTTACAAGGCTTTCTGACGCGTCTTACCTGTTAAGATGATACTTATGCCGTCTTTTGATAGAAAAAAGCGGCCGATGTAGCCGCTTTTCGCTTTTCGAACTACATCCCACCGAATTATAGTAATACGTAAGCTAGTAAAACGCCAAGTCCGTACCAAGCGGCTGTTTCAATGTTACGTAATAGTGCGATCGCTACGCCGATCAATATAAGCCAAAGCATTTATTGCCCTTCTGTATATTCAGGTTTCTTTGTGCTACCTAGCAAGAAGCCAAGTTGAGGGAATTTCTGTTCAAGCAATCGCGCGACTAGATAGTAAACACCCTGCGATAATGCGGTTAGAAATGTTACTAGGCCAAGCTGTGCGTTTGCATCTACTTCAATTCCAAGGGTTAAGAAATATGATGCTACCGCGCCGACTGCTATCGGTACGTACGTTCGAATAAGTGATGTTATGAAATCGTTCATGCTTTCATTATACCTTTATTTTGAAGAATGCAAGTATTGCCTTTACGGCCTTCACTAGCCAATTTACATTTGCTACGACATCGCCATTACCCGGTACAGTCGGATCAACGTCGATAGGTGGTTCGGGTACAGGTTCACGCGGCACTTCCGGCGCTTCAGGTACTTCGTCGAAGCGATCTAGTAAGATGCCCCAATTCTTGTTATTGGTTTTCGACCAACTGCTTCTAGCGTAAACCTTGCCGGCTGATACCGTTTTCTTTTCTACTAAGTCTATGTCCGTACCGACGACAACAACGTCGCCGAATTCTTTCATGGTATCTAAGTCGGTTACTTTGCTTTCAACCATAAGGCGCATTTTTCGCGGATTGGCAAAGGCTTCCCATTTCGGTTCAACTGTAGGCGGTTGCGTAACGACAGGCACGTAATCTTTACAGTCGGCTATATTAAAGCCGTTTGTAGCGCGTACAGCGCCGTTGTTGTAGCTGTAGGCCGTCATATAGTATTTTGCGCCTAGCGCGTTTGTAGCGACCGCTACAACGTCTATAACTGAACCTTGGCCGTATGGCTTGACTGCTTTCGCTTTAGTCCAGTCTGTAAAATTGAAATCCCATAAATTAGCGGTACGAATAAGCTGAACACGCTTCGGCGTAATCTTGCTGTAAGTTATTTTAGAAGGTGTCGGCGTAGGCGGTTTTGGCGGATTAAGCCAAACCGTTACTTTATTCCAAACACTTCTAGCATAGCCTTTGTCTTTCAGATCTGCCGGGCAAAGAGTGATTTTGTCTGAAACGTCTTTATGATATTCGATGCCGGCGTTCGGCCATCGCTTGCGGATTTCGCGAAGCAGTAATTCAAGATTATCAAGCGTTGCCTGATTGTAATAGCCGCGCCAGTCGCCGCGAACTTCTATAGTCAATGATTCATTGTTTGAACGCCAGTTGCCGTTAGTCCATGCGGTATCATCTGTGTCGACGTATTGTTCGATTTGCCCGGCTAGATTGCCTACCCAAAAGTGGCTTGAACCATTGCGGCTAGGATCAGCCCAAAGATAACGAAGTGTCGCTTCCCATCCGGCCGAATGATGAATCGTTACGAAGCGAATCGGCTGTTCGCGACCCTTAGAATAGTTGCTACTTGCGGCTTGATAGAATTTTGCTATTGATAGTTTCATATCGTCTTTACCTTAATCATAAGCCCATTATAGCACTTACTTCAGTTTGTCAATTCTAGTCTGTTCATCGTGGTAATCTTTTTTCATGCCCTGAAGTTGTACTTTCAGATTGTTATTTTGGCGCTGTGATTCAACCACTTCTTCGCGTGCATCTTCAAGCAGTTTTCGGGTTTGATGTAATTCGTCTTCTAATCTATCCACCACTTTTTCCAATGACTTTATTACGTGGCTTTTGCGTTCAATTTCTTCTTGCTGACTTACGATCAGTTTTTCATAGCCATCGAATATAGTTTCCATCCGATCTTTTGGCTTGTCTGTGCGTTTTATAACTCTATCTTTGTATTTGACCGTCAAATACGTTGTTACGATGCCGCCGAAAGCGGCGACGATTGCTACTAAAACTTGTGAGTCAATTCCCGTCTGATTCATGGTTTTCGCCTTTTGGTATTGGTAAAAAGTGTATATAGGTTACGGCCTGAACGTAAGCAAAAAATAACCATACAGCCGTTATCAGTATAGTACGCGGTTCTTCAAAACTCCTAACCACTAGCGCAATAGCCCAAATCGATTTTAGAAGAAGGCCGGCAAGTTGTGATTGGCGCGTAGCGTTCCAGTTGTTAGAAAGTAAGAAATAAGCTGTTACAACACCCAAACCACCTAAAACAATACCCCAAACCTGATAGCTTACGACGCTTGCGACCGCTATAGGCGATATAGTTGTCGAATAAAGAAAATACATCCCAAGGCCAAGGATCAGATTCACTACTACGAAGCCCCAACAAATAGCGGCCGTTAATGGCGCTACGGTACTTAACTTTGGCCTTGCTTCTTTTAGTGCTTGCTGTAGTTCTTCTTTACTCATGCAAGCCCCCTTTTATCCTATAACTATATAGGCAACATTTGTAGTCGTACTTCCAACGAACGCTAGAGTAAAGCCGTCGGCATCAAAACTTGAAAGTGTAAGCGTATTAGATTGCGATGCGTTTGTTCCTGGCAAAAAACCGACTAGAGAAGTTGATACTGAACCTGAAATGTCGCTGGATTCTTGCCCCCTAAAACCTTGCGATCTACTGGTAGTTCCGTCCCCAAAGCCAATGCTAAAGTTGAGAACTGACGCTGACTGGTGGTTAGCATCTAAGGACGGGAATAACATAATAAACTTTGGTCTAAAACCGACACCAGTTATAACGATGTTTCCGTTCGCCCCCGGCAATGCGAAATTGCCGACTTTTACAACTTCTTTACGTTGCGCCGCGCCAACGGCTTGATCGGCTATATGACGTTGGATAATGGCATCGTCAAGAATGTTAGTACCATCACGAAAACCGGCATCATTTTCGCCAAGTTGATTCCATTTTGCGGCTGTAGGTTGTTCAAACGCTACGACTTCCCATTCTGTATATGCCATGACTATACAATCCTTTCAATTAAGAAGCCGTCAACTACTAATTTATTATTTTTTTCCTTATATTTCGCCGGATTTTTTTCAAGATTCTTGTATACTTGCGCCAAATCGTCTTTAGTAACGGCGTTGCGTTCCATGCCGGTTACGCCTTTTTCTTGTGCGCATAGGCGGCTATCGTTACCGCACCAACACTGAAAGCCTAGATAGCCATCAAGCCGGTTACGATGCGCGCGAAGCCATGCCTTACCTTCACTAGCGGCCAAGCGAACTTTGCCGTCGGTATAAATATAAGCGATCAGCCGGTTATTACAACCGACGCGTGTTTGAACGCTTTTGACCTCTGTTTTGACTTCGCCTTTTTTCTTGCCCTTTTCGTATAAAAGCTTATTGCCGTTTTCATCTAACATCGGCACTTCTTGATCTTCAAATATATCTTCGCTTAAACAATAAACGTTATAAAGTATTTTGCTAGAAATAATATCGGCAACAATTTTCTTTTGCCTTGCATCAGGTATATTATCTAGTAAAGTTTTTAGCTTTTTGTCGCTTATTTGCATAGTGCTTATCCTCTCGAATGATTATAACAGTTACCGCTTAAAAAATCTTTATCTTCTTTCTGTCGGTAGTTACCGCTATTTCATCAGGCGCTTCGTTGCCGCAAAATGCGCATGAATTAGCGGTATGATTGGCCAATCCGCAATATTGGCAATTTCGACATAAGTTACAAATGATTCTGAACTGATCGAAGGTATTCGGACACCATACGCAAGCACTTGTAGCGTATACCTTCGGAATTCGTGGCGGCATATGATTAGCTTGCTGAACGTTGCCAACGCCTATACGTTGCCGCTTAAATACCGATGGCATCGATATATTTTTCGGCTTTATCGTATTCCGGTTGTAGTGAACAATGCGTCTAGTTTCCATAATAATATTTTACCTACTGTTTGATTAGAAACTAAAGAATGAGGGAATTGTAAAACGACGTACGTGTATGTTTCTTCGTCGCCGAACTGATCTGAAAACAAATCTTGCCACCTTACGTTCGTCTTTTTCAGTAAATGCGTAAGCGGCATTTTGACTTCAACCCTTCTGTTGCCGTCGGCCGCTTGATTTAATTCTATGTACCGATACCAATCGGCCTGTGTCGGGTCAAATCTAGCACCACTTTCAATAGTATTTACGATTCCGATGCGCCTTAGAATGCGATCGTCAACGCTTACCCCGGAATCAAATTCAATAATCAGATGTATATAAAGATTCTCTATCGTTAAAGCGTCTTTTGGCGGCGTGATATACATCCAAATATGTTCTGAACAGATAAAATTATTGGCTAAATCCGAAAAGGCTACTGTTTTCAGCGTATAGGTATAAGGTTGCTTTTTTGTGCCTTCACTCATATTTTCTCGTCGTAATCGTGCTTTATTAACGTTAATACATTGTCCAGTTGATTTATAAGCGCCGCACTAGTAGTTACTAAATCTTCGGCCGACCAAACGATATGTACATAGATTCGGCTTTCCCAATTTGGATTTGCGCCGCCGCCGGCTAAAACAGGTTGCGGCAACTTATTCCATTGTACTTCTATATCGAATGGCGGCGCTGTAGCTTCTATGAACGTGCCTGTTGCCATAACTTGATCTGTAGTAAGTAGGCCATCATCTGAAAAAGCCAACCACCAACCTTGTCTTACATCCGTTGTATGATCGCAAAGGCCGGCCGCGCCGCCATCGCTAAATACTTCAACACCGTTAAATTCAGGATTGTTTAATATAAGCGAACGGTTGAAAACGATGAACTTTGATACTTTGAATGAATAGGTTAGATGGTTATAGCCAAGTACGAAAGCGCAATCGCCGCCCCCTGCACCGCCGCATAATCTAAATATTATGAATGGCGCTGTCTGAACTTGCGACTTTGGATATGCTAAATCTTTTCGGCCTGATTCGCTCATGATACCCCAATTTCTGCACTACAAAGAACTGTAAATCTTCGAATAATTTCGGCGGCTGTCATCGGCCGGCTGAATTGAAGGATTAGTACGAATCCATCAGCATTAAAATTGGCATCATCGCGCTTTGGCAAAAACGGTAAAAGTGTTAGCCCATCGATTATCAGTTGCGAACCTACTGAAGCAAGCCCGGCTGATTGGCCGGTTATTTCTTCGTGCATGGCATCAATTTCTTCTTGTGTCGGTGTTGATGCGGTTAAGTCGTCGGTATCAAATTCGCTTATAGCTACCTTTACGCTTGCCGAACTATCGACGCTCATAACTAGATAAAGATGCGCGGCGACTAAATTACCAATGTACGGAGTAGTGCAACGTATTACATTCGTTGTAGTAACCCCATTGTTAATAGTACCGGCATCAGTTAAGCCAAAACCACCGATTGCGCTATTAGTCCAAGGCAAAGCATCAAACGGTACGGCCTTTGTGCGTAGTCTTCGATCTGAATTCAGCTTCGTCATGGCGCAATTCCATCATCGCCTTCGATTAAAGATTCTTCGATAGTGAAGTAGGTACGCCGGGTAAACTTTTTAACCTGTAGCATTTGCGTAAAACGTGCCGGCGAATTCGTTACCTTACAGGCGATTCTTGAAATGCGATAATCATCAATTCTATTAAATAGATCAACAATTACAGGATCATCAACCTGAAGTGCCGGCGAACCCTTAACGTCTATTTCTTCGATACTGCCATATTCAGCATAATCATCAAGCAGAATAAGCGCTTTTGAACGTGCTTCTGATTCATTATTGAAAAAGTCGTTTTCAATGCGCAAAACCCTTTCATCGTATTTTGCGACGGATGCATCGTCTTGTTCGCGTATATAAATTTCTTTAACGACTTTGGCCGGCGTAGCAAACAATTCTAGCGTGGTTATATAAAGTGCCTGACTACCTGTATTTTCGAAAACCATCTTTGCCGACTTCGAAAACTTAGAAATGCTATCAAGCGCGACATCGGTTGACGGATTGCCCGAACCATCTTCAATTTCATTCACTGTAAATAAAGATGTAGTCGCCGAAGTAATATAAACCGGGTTATCGACTGTAGTAACCGGATCATCGAAATCAGCCCATATTTCAACTGTGCCGCCGGCCGGTACTGCTACGGCTTGCTGTAGTTCCCAAAACTTTTGTTTGGCCTGTACTTCGCGCACATTGCTTATAATTTCAACGACGTTTACTATATCGTCTTCAGTACGCTTTTTGGCATCGATAATATTCGTGAAAGCATCGAATCTATAGACAGAATCATCGACGTAATTTTGGCGATTCCTAAAGGTTACAACGCCAATTTCGCTTAAGAAAAGCCGCCCCTGTTCGGCTTGCAACAGCTTTTCGACTACCCCAAGTAACTTAGTACCCTTTTCAACGTAAAAGAATTTTAGAATATTAAATCCTTCGTCGAAGTCGTATTGCGTAGTTAGAAGCCCGGCGGCTTCAAAAACTTCGGCCAATGCTTCATCTGTACGAACGTCTTCAAGCATAACAGTTTCATCAAGCGGCCTGTTTAGCAATGAATAAAGAAAGTCTATGCAATGGAATGATGCTGTTTTATTCTTTTCGTCGATGACTGGCATTTTTTCAGTTAGGCCAACAAATACCGGGACTGATTCACTACCAAAACCGGCGAACAACCTTATCGGCCTGTACGGTAAAACATCGTCGGCAATAGGCGAACTGCTGTTTGGCGTAAAGTAGTTGTCGTAATTGTTGAATTTTATATCTGCTATAGCAAGCGAAATCGACGAATAAGGTTCGACTTGCCTACTCCATTCGAAGCTTAAAACGCGGTTCGTAAAATCTTCATATTGGTATTTATCCCATTCTTGAACTATGTCGCCTTCGCCTTTAATGAAATCGCCACCTTCAATTAGCGATTCTTCGATCGTAAAGAAATCAATATCGTCATTGAACGCCTTATCAAATGACATCAGTATGCGCCATTTCAGCTTACGCATGGCGCTTGAAGCTTTACTGGCAAATTTTGAACTAACTGATTGCATATTGTTCTTTAAGCGTGATCGTAAAACTTTCGATCAGCGTACCATTCATCTTAATTTTCTGTTCAGATATATTCATCTTGACCGGCGTGTAAATGCCGTAAGCATCAAACTGAAGTACGTGATATGTTTCATTTTCATATTGCTCTAAATATAAATCCTGAATTGTTTGGTAATCGGTATCTTCAAGAATATTTTTCCAACCCACAACCCATTCGCGGCGGTTATTTACGAAGTCGGTATACAAAGTACCGCCAAGTGTTACAACATCCGATTCATTCGGGATTAAAGTTCTTTTGAAGGTTGATGGCTTCGGCAATAAGCGGCCGCCAAGAACCATCGCCATATCTTTAGCCATTGGTACTACTCCCCTTTACTGCGCCACCACCAATTTCAGGCTTTCCGCGCGCTCTTAATTCTTCATTTACGGCCGCAATCCCATCAGCAAATACTTCGCGCCATTCTTGGCGACTGCGCGCAACGATTCCTGACATATTCGGCGCGAATATCATTGCCGGCGTTGCAATAGCGCCTTCGCCGGTTTCGCCGCCGGCCGATCCGGCTAAAGCACTTGTAGCGCCTACAAGCGCGCCCCGGCCTTGTAATGACATGGTATCGATTTGCTTGAATAAGTTACCGTACAGGCCGGTTATTTTGTCCGTACCGCGCGTAATGTAGTCGACCAATGAAGGCGATTCGCGATGAAACGGATTCAATTTGTTCAGTTGGTTTTTAGCCCATTCAGCTTTTTCTTTGATCCAATCAAAGGCTTTACGGAATGGCGACATGATTGCTTCCCCTGCACCGCTTAAAGCGCCGCCAATACCGCTAACGATTCGGCCGAACGCACCGATGACTGAATTGATGCCGTCGCGAATAGCGTTGAATGCGCCAACGACCCTTTGCCAAAACCACTGTATCGCGTTCCAACCGCCGGCAATTACTGAACCGATCGTACGCAAAAGCCAAGTAAATACGTTGATTATTATCTTAAGAACGTTGATTGTAACCCATATAGAAGCGATAACCGAAGCCAATGCCGCGCCCAAAACAACTAGAAGCACCGTTCCCAAAATCTTTAATATCGGAATAATTACCGGCGCAATCGTGTTCCAAAGCTGTACTAACGATGCCCAAAGCGACTTCAACGATGCAATTATCGAATCTAACGCCGGCTTTACGAATTGGTTGAACAGCGCAACGACTGTATTCCAATGCTGACGTAAGGCCATTACAACCGCGATTACGGCTACGATAACCGCCGCGACGATTAGAAGCGCCGGCGCGGTTATTCCGGCTATTACAGCGCCTAGTGCGGCGAATAATGGCGCTAGGTTCATTACAGCGCCTACGATGCCGCCTAGGATGCCTAGAAAGGCCACAAGTGCCAATCCGGCGACTGCGATAGCTGTAATGGCCGCTACGACTTGCGGATGCTCTGTAGCGAATTGAATGAACTTATCGACTAAAGGCGAAATTGTTTCGATCAGCTTGTTCATCATCGGCTGTAATGCCGTACCGATGGCCGCCTTCAGATTGAACACCTGTGTTTGCGTTCTTGCCATAGCGCCACCGAATGATGCCGATAACTTGGCCGCGTCGCCAACCATCGGGTTAGATTCTTTCAAAATTCCGTTAAACAATGCCAAGCGTACGCCGGCATCAGTCGAAGCGCGCATGACATCCTGTTCGGCATAGCCGGCTTCGCGAAGAATAATCGATAGGTTCTTCGTAATACCGGCGTTGTCGACCAAAATACTGTTTCCGTTTTTAATACCTTCCGTAGCACTTGCGACGGCCTGACCGAAGGTAAGCGCCGACTGTCGGCCGAATGCGGCGGTATCTTTGAAGCGCGTAAGTAATGTAATGGCCTGATCCAAGCTGAAGCCTGAAGCAAGCAAGTTTTTTAATCCAGTTGCGGCATCGCTAACAGGTAACAAACCATCGGCCGCTAAGTCGCGTGCGGCCTGTTCGGCTTTCTTTGCGTCTGCGCCGAATGCGGTTGCTATCGAATTTAAGCCCATAAGGCTGTTCTGAAGCTTTACTGACGCGTCTAAGGCCGAAGTTATACCCATCTTCACGCGATTCAATGCAAGGCCGGCTACAGCGCCTAAAGCGGCTAATTGTAAGGCTGAATCTTTTAAGTGTTGACTGAACTGCTGTGTCGACGTTTTTGCGCCGGCCATGCCTGACTTGAACTTCGCATCTTGCAAGTCTAAGTCGTAATAAATTGATCCTATTTTTTCAGCCATCTTGTTTCGTTTCCATTGCCTTCTTGATACGCTTCAAATCGCTATAGTCTGTGTATGGCGTTATCAGTTCAATAATATCATGCGAAGCCATCTTATAACCACCTATAAGCGCATCTAGCCGTTCTTTGTCCATGTGCGGCGCGCTGACAATCGAAATCCAATGTAGCTTTTCTTCAGCGTCGATTTTGAATGACTGATTAAGTAAAGCGAAGAACCAAGGCGACGGCTCTTTCATTAAAGAAGAAAGCGTATAGCCGGGGTAAAACCTTAAGAAGTAGGCGACGCTTTTGAGTAGTCTTGTAGAATTTTTTTTTGATCGGAATCTAACTTGATGCCGCGCTTCTCTAGTTCGGCCAAGTCTTCAGGCATAGATATTTTGATAATCAAATCAAGAATGGCGAATGTTTGTTCGTAGTTCAAATTGTAGCCGGCCAATTCAGGTATAAGCTTTGTAAAGGCTTCTTTCAGCTTTGTATAAACGCCTAGCGCTTCTTCTTCGCTTAAGTCGCTAAGATTGTTTTGTACGGCCTTCATATCGCCGCCTAGCTTCGCAACTTCAAACAGCGCTTCAAGATCAGGCGGCGCAATTTCGACTACCTTGCCATCAGGCATACGAACGGTTTTCTTGTTCTTCGTAAGCGTCTGTAAATCTAAGTCTACAGATGGCACATTAGGTTCAGGCGCTACACTGTGCGCCTGTTGCTGACTTTCATCAGCCGGTGTTGAATTAGAATCGTCTTTAGTCATATCGTCATTTTAACCTTTATTTAATGAACTAAGAAATGTCTTGCGTACCAACGCGGCCAAGGCGTTGACCGTCCGGCTGTGTGTCGTCGTATAGTGCGCGGAATGTAACAGGTACGACGCGTTGTTCGTCGATTTTGAAAGCGAATTCAATGTTTTCGCTAGATACAGCTTTCCAAACATAAATATCTTCGGTGTAGTCGTCTGCGGCGTTTTTGCGCGGATGCAAGCGAAGCAGTACAGCATCGCCGCTAAGTAAGTAACCTGAATCAGTACCCAAGCCCAAGTTTTCAGCGATAGAACCGTCGCCATGCTTGCCTTCAGGGATTGCAACGTTCAAATGCGGAATAGTCGGTTCGGCATTCATGAATTTAATCAGAAGGTTGTTACCCTTCAATGCCATATCAACAGGAGTTTCGCCGCCCTGATCGTGTGTTAAGTCTTCAAATTCGCGTTCAAATTGAAATTCGACACCGCCTTTGGAATGGCCATAAAGGTATTCCGGGTTAGTGCCGTCATCTATCCAAGCTTCACATTCGCCGATTCTTAGGTTTTGTTGGTTCTTTGCCATATCTTGTATTCTTTCCTTGCTTTTATATTACCATAAAAATTATGAAATCAAGTACCTTGTAATAAATTGTATCGTAACCTGTATCAACTTGCCACCTTCAGCGTCGCGATCCTGATCGATTGGCAATGATTCGCCGAATGCCTGAAAGACGTAATAGTTATCAGTTGGCAAATCATGCTTCTGATGAAAGAAGTTATAGACTTCCATCGCGTGTTCGTAAGCCGTCGACGTATTCTTGTTGCGCGCCCAAAAACTAATCGTATGATATTGAACGCCGGTTTCCCTATCAGCTTCAGGCGAAGGGTCTTGAATGGCATATACGCCGTCGGTATCGCGCGGTAATTCGCCGGCCTTAAGCCATTTAGTTTTACCGACCGGCAACGAATCGTCTGAACCGAAATAGAAATCGCTGTTATCGGCGAAGTAACGACAAATATCTTTGATGAATGGTATTTCGGTACTCATACTTTAGCCCCCGATGCGGCCTGTCTGAAGTACGACGTAGCACGCGGCGCGACCTGTTTTCCTGCGCCCTTCAAGAAGTCTTTGCCTGTACCCGGCGTAGTGTAGTTTCGTACGACGCGCGAACCATCCTTACGCATACCGCGTTCTTGATAGCCGGCGTAATCTTCATCGACGCGCACTTGATGCTTACGTGAAGATAGCCGTTTTTTTTCGATACGGTCTTGTAAATTGCCGGATTTTAACGGTACGCGCACTTTTGCAATCGTTTGAATGTCTTGCGCCATGCGGCCTAAAGCAATATCCATCTGACGATCGTTGACCTTCATGAACTGCGCTGATTTGTCTTCTACCCTTACGCGTGCCATTATGAAATACCTATATCCGTTACCTTTAGATCGCATTTTATAAACTGAACGCTTGATTCGCCTAGCCGGCGTGCTTTTGTAAGCCGTTCTAATTGATAGTTTACACCTTCGAATAAGATTATGTTGCCGATTGCTACCGGCGCATCGGCCGCGAACCAAATCATAGCGTCGGCATCGTTTTCTTCGCGATGCGTAGTACGCCTGATAGTAGTGATTTCACGAAATCGGCAAGCTAATTCAGTACCTTCGCCATCGATATAATCGCCGTATTCATCCCTTGTCGGCGATACCACTTTGCACGTTTGTACTAAATAATCGTCTAGCATTATAGATACACTTCATCATCTAAGTATTTGTTTAAGATTGATTGAACTACTTCGTCGGTTGTACTGAAGGTTTTCCATTCCCGGCTATAACCTTCGATGGATTCGCGCTTTAATTCGCCTGTAACACCTTTTGAAAACAATTTTGATACTAAGTACGTCGCAAGGTACTTAATGTCATCAGGCGCTTCGTCTGCAAGCGAGAACTTACCTGTAACGGCTATGTTCGATGTTCCTGTTGGCCAACGGCCGGATCGCTTATAAAAATAACTCTTTACGTCGCTGTTGGCCGGCAACTGTTCGTATTCTTCATCAAGATCGTATTCTTCTAGTACGGTATTGTCATCGTCGCTATCGACAAGTTCAATCTTCGTAACGTCGCGTACGGCATCGGTAAGCAAGTATATGTTGCCACCATCGAAATAACGCGTTGTCGCATCGCCTGAAGCGTAAGAAGCGCCTAATGCATCGTTTATAAAGGCTTCAACGGCCGCCAAGGCAAGCGGTAAGATTGTTTGTTCGTTAGCGGTTAAGTCGCGCCCTAGAAAGGCTTCAACCGTCGCTTCGTCTGTGTATGCCATCTTGTTTTTCTACTTTCTTTTGACCATCAAAATTTTCGACAACTTTGCGACGGCTAACGGTATCGCCGGCCTTCTTGATACCTCTAGTGAATTGCGGTTTAAGAATCGCCTGATGCTTTATGTCATCTTGGCTAATCTGTCGGCCTTTCCATGATCGCGCTTTTTCTATCATAGACTTAGTTTACCACTAACGGTATATAACAGAAAAGAGGGTCTTGCGACCCTCTCCCCCTGCTTAATCCGCGTGTTTGTTTTACCGATCAAGATACTGTACCAGTACCGACAACACAGAAGGCGTTCGGGAATTTCACAAGCGCGACCATTCGCGTAACAGCACGCAATGCTGTCATATCTTGTTCGTACAGGTTGACATCGTTTCCGTCGGCATCCGCAACAGTTGCATCCGTTGACTGCTTCAGCACCAAACCGCGCTTTACATACAGTCGTACGCGCTTCAGATCGCCGAAGATTGAAGCCGCACCGTTTGCACCAATTTCGTTTACAGAAGGCATTACGTCGACAAGAACAACAGGTGTACCCCAAGGAGTTTGCAAGCCGGCACTAGGTACTAACTGGTAGCGGCCTTCGCTGTCCTTAGACTGGCGGTAAACGTTCCAAACTGTGCGATGCATATAGTGCTTACCGTTCTTCATGGCGCGAGTAGGTACAGCAACTTCAGCATCCATCAAGTTATCCCAATCAGCATCTTCGGTAAAGTTGTCGCCAACACTTTCGATTATTACACCGTCGGTGTTGATGATACCGGGATAAGTAGCGTCGTCATCGGTAAAGACTAATTCATCAGCAATTCGTGCGCGTTCCTCTGCAAAACCATCGGCAACTTCTGACCAGAAGTCAATAGCGGCATCTTCAACGAGTTCATCAGTAGCGATTGCGATTGCGGCGAACTTACGGAGTTCAACAGTAACTTGAGTGATTGTAAGCTTCGTACCAGTCTTCGCAACACCTTCGCCGGTTTCAAACATCGTAACGTTCGAACCGCGTTTGTTGGTCTTAATGCTGTTAGAACTGATCGGACGGACATTTGCTTCGCGGAATGCTACACCGTAGTCTTCAGCAAGCTTTTCGATTTCAGCTTCGAATTCAGGATCGGCCAAGATGAATCCACCGTCGGCGTTTGTGGCGCTGTTGGCATATCCGGCCTTCTCTAGTAATCTCTTAGCGTGTTCGTTGTAGGCTTTCAGGGTTTTGCGATCGCCGTTGACAAGTGCGATAGCGGCTTTAATGAATCGCTTTTCCTTCGATTCTTTGGCAATAGCTTTCTGTTCGTCGGTAAGTTTTTCGTCTTCAGCGCCTTCGTCGTCGCCTTCGCCTTCGCCATCAGCACCTTTTTTCAGGTTCTTTTTGACGGTCTTTTCCTGTGTTTCAGCATAAGCGGCAACGGCTTCTTCAGCCGCTTTCTTGGCGATTGCTTCAGTATCAACAGTTACGCCTTCTTTAACTTTGTCGACAAGCGCCTTTTCAGCCGCTTCGTCTAGTTCGATTGTTTGTTCTTTACTCATGGTTTTATGATCCTTTCAATTTGATCTTGATTACCTTGTTAAGATTGCCGATTTCGTGATCGGCTTCGCCGGCAAGTCGCTTAAGAGTTACAAGCTTAACTTTTTTCCCGGCTGTCGAATCTTGCTGTTCTAGTAGCGTTTTGTTTTGCTTTAGCGCGGCAAGGATCGATTCTAAAGAGTTAATGTGTACGTCAAGTTCATTTTCGCTTATGTCTTTCAGTTTGTCAACCATTGAACGCTGTACAAAGTCTTCAAATTGGCGTATTAGCGTTTCGGGTTTCATGCCAATCGATTTACCTGTAACCAATGCGTCGGGATGTGCGCCAACTGGTACGACTGACAGTTCAACCATTTCTAGCTTTTCGATTTTGTACCAGTCCGTCGAACCGTCTTCTTTCAGGCCGAATTCTAGTACAAGGCCGCCTATTGAAACGGCGTTGATTGTACCGCGAAGGATCATCTTATAAACGGTGTCGGCAAAGTCGTAAAGATCGTAATCAAGATGGATTCGTGCCATCAAGTTACCGTTAGAACGCCATAGCTTTATAATACGGCCGATTGGCAAGCCTGAATATTGATGCGCCCAAAGTACAACCGGATTACGGCGAATCTGCGTAAGATCGATGCCTTCCATCGTGATACTGTCGCCGTAGCGATCGATACCACTGTTTGAAACAACGACTTCAATATCGCCGTATTCCAAACCTTTTTTAACTTCATGCGCCGCTTTTTCGGCAATGTCTTTCAATAAGTTCTTGTCTTCATCAGAAGCGCCATGTGCTACAAGCACTTCGGCTTCAGGCATAGCGGTAATTTCAACGCCGGCCGTAACGTCGATGCGTTCGCCGACCTTGTATTTTGATTCCGTTTTTTCTGCTACTTTTGTCATGGTTCTTATCCTTATAATACAAAATCCCGATAGAAAAACATAACCTTTTAGGGTTTTGCCTTGCTATCGGGTTCTATGACCTCTGATGATTGCTTCGACATTCTAAGCATATCTTTTTTACTATCGCTAGTCAACAGTAGCGCCGATGCTGAAAAGAATTGAATCTTTACAAGCCGGCCGCACTTGCAAAGTACTTCGCATTCGGCCATCTTCGCCTTCATAAGAAGCGCTTTGCAATGAGGGCATCGCACTTCTTTCATTATTCGTCATCCCTTATCGGTACTAATTGACATCGACAATTCGGATGCGCGTCGGCGTATCGAATATCGTCGTAGTCGTTCAGGTATGAACCGCCATCAGCGCCTTCTATAGTGCCGCCCTTTGGTACGAACGACTGGCCAATTTCTACGATCGTACCGTTCAACGATACGCAAAATTCGCAAGCACCGCCGTCGCGTATGCGCCATTGCATCTTTTTAACGCCGGCTTGCCGATAACCTTCGGCCACGCCCTGATTGCTTGCCTTGTGCGCTTCAGTCCGGGCAATGCGTTCGGCACGATAGCCGGTTGCATCTTTGTAAACTGATTCGATGCGCTTCGTAAGCTGTTCGATAGTTTCGTTACCGGCCAACCCTTCGGCAAGCTGTTTCTGAATCTTCAGTACAGTTTCGCGCGTAAACTGGCGTATAAGCCGTTCAGTTGATTCGAATACCGCGTCGCGTATGGCCTGACTAACAGTGAATTCAAGATCGCTTACGCCGATGAATTCAAGCGCGGCCGTACCTGAATTTTGGATAGTTAGTATCAGCAAGGCAATCAGCGCTTCGGCGAACCGTTTCGCTTCTTCTTGTTCATCGGGCATCAATTCATCGTAAGCTTTTTGAGTGAATGCCTTTTCGGCCTGTGCTTCAAACAATTCAAGCATTGCGTCGCGCTGTTCGTTGACTAACTTCTTAAACACCTTGCGGTACTTGGCATCGGTATTATCTTCGATGCGCTCTAGTAGGCTAAAAAAATTGTCTTCGGCTGTGTCCTTACGCACGCCGGTTTTTTGACTAGACAATACAAGCTTGAATCTAGCCGACTTATTGGATGAACCATTTTCGCCGTTATCTTTAGTGTCGCCAACAGGTATTTGATTGAAGTTGTAGTACAGATCGTCGCCACCGTCGATAGGATCAAGCCCACGTTCTTTACGGATTTCGTTTGCGGTTTTCCATTTGCCGACTGCTTCTTTGTCTTCGGCAAGTTGCGCTTCTTTGTCTTCAGGTATTTGCGATACGTGATCGATGTAAACGGTCTTGTCGCCATAGTATTTTCGTACGGCCAATCGCAAAGTATCATCGATGCGAACGAATTTAGGATCGATAACGCGCTTTTCGAACACGTATTCAATGGCTTCGATGTTGTTACGGCCAAGGCCGGTACTGTCGGTTTCGCCAAGAAGCGCTTTCGGCACTCTGAACATACCGCGTACTTTTTCGTCGGTTATCTTCTTCAGCGCGGCCATGTCTATATCAGAAAGCGACAAGCCTACCTTAGTAAACTTGGCATCTGTGTTTCGAATGAATAATGTTTTACCGACGTTAGCAAGCCCGGCCTGTTGTTCTTTCCAAATCTTTTTAACCTTGTTAAAGGCTTCTTTTGAAATATTGCCTTTAAGTTCAAGAACGCCGGATGGCGTAGCTTGATTCTTCAAGAAGTTATGTTGGAATAATGACGTACTTGTTTCGGTTTCGATGTACAGCAAGCCGGCCTGTACAGTTCCAAGGCCGCGATATGGATTCATCGGGTTAAACATCTTGAAGTGAATAACTTCGTCGGTTTCAAGCGGTACTTCTGTACCGTCGTCGCGCATTACGGTATAGCCGGCTACTGAACCATCTTCTTTATCGATCGCTACCTTCACGCGATCCGGCCGTATCAAATCTAATTCCTTCGGCTTCCTAGATTTTTCGCCAACGGCTACGTACCAAAAGGCTTCGCCGGTTAATTCGATGAATGATTGCGTCGCTTCAAATAGTTCGAACTGCGACATATTCGGGTTCGGGTTTTCAAGCACCGTTTGAAATTCATGCGCGACCGTCTTTTTTTCGCCATTACGGCCGTCTTTACGTTGAAAAATCGGTTCATAACGACCGACATCTTCAGCAATCGCCGAAATACATTGATAAACAAGGTTCTTATATTCTTCTAGTAATTGTCGGCGGCTTCGTCTTGAAACGCCGCCCCATAGGTAGTTCATAAAGGATTCGCCGGCAAATTCCGATGTAAAGAGTTTTGTTATGCCTTTGAATGTGTTTGTAATTTTTCCCATGTAGTGTTATATCCTTGTGCTTATCATATCAAACCATTTCGAAATCGTCTTCATCAACTAGCAACGTATTGTCGGCGAAAGTAAGTGCGGCTGAATCCGCAACGTCCGGCGATGTAACTTCTAAGCCTAAATCTTTCATAAGTTTTTTAAGTTCATCCTTTGGTTGTATCTGAAATTTCCGTTCGCTACTCTCTTTGTAGTTTACCACTAGCAGTTCGTAAAACCCATCATCACGAACGATTTTGCCGCCGCCCTTTAGCCATTGTGCAAGTTCGAAGTACATATAGGCGCGCATATTCTTAAAATGCTCTTTATCCGGCGCTGACTGGCCGAACATAATGCGGTTTACGTATCGATCGCGTTCGTGAAGCCTGTCGCCTACACCTTGGCCAACGCCGCCGTCATCAGTTGATTCATCCTGATCGTTAATTTGATATTCATCCAACATATTTTCGATGATTGGTACTTGCGTCATGGTGTCTTTATCGCCGTTCTTGTCGTATAGCTTCATGACTTTTGGCCATCTGATTACGTGTGAATTGGTATCACTACCCCGGCCGGCCAAGTCTGAACCGGCGCGCGGCTGACCTTCAGGTACTTTTCGAATAACATTGCCTTCATCGTCTTTCAATTCGACCGTACAGTAATCGCGTTCAAATTCTTCTTGCGTAATGAAGGCTTTTTCAAGCAATTCATCGGATATAAGCCGCCTATAGCCGCCTATAAGTATTTCGTCGCTAGAAGGGAATTTGCATTCGTACAACACGTCAAAGTACGGCATCGGCCGCATTTCTTCGATAAAGTCTTCAGTTACGCGCCCTTCGGCTATGCCGCGCTTGTAGTCAATGAATATTTTGTGATAACGATCACTTTCCCATGTCTTTTTGAAGTGATTGCGATAGAAAGGGTTTCCAATCTTCAGCAAGAACGAATCGCTAAAACCGCCTAGCATACGTACGATCATGGCCTGTAAATCATCGGGTATAAGGCTTGCTTCGTCTTGAACGATGTTTCGTGCGCCTTGGCCGGTTACGGCTTCCCTGACGCGCTTACGATTGTTTGCTGATGCCGTAAGCGCCCGGATAAAGCCGCCATCGCGCCACGTTACTTTTTCTTGGCTTCGGCTGTGCTTCAGCATTTCGGTTGTTTTGATGCCGGTTAAATCGATTTGTTCTTCAAGCATCGGATGATCGAATAAGTGCTTGATACATTTACCCATGATAATATCGGCCTTGTCTTGTTGGCCGGCAACAATAGTCCATTCTTCATTAAAGGCGATTGACCGCAAGTCGACGGCCATAGCGACCGTTTCGGATTTACCATACTGCGTATAGGTTAAAACCTGAACGCGATAATGGCGCTTCAACAGTATCGACATAAATATTTCTGACTGGCCATCGGTTAAATCGAACGGATTGCCGTCGTCATCTTTGAAGAACATCCGACAAATTTCTTTGCCGATTTCTATTTCGCCGTTACCGCTTTTTAATGCGGCCGCGATTTTATCAGTTATCGCTTGTTGCTGATCTGTCTGCGTTGCCGTTTCCATCATTGCCCTTTATTGCTTCTACGATGCCGCGTATGCCGGCCATTGTTTCTTTCGATGCGTCTTGAGTAACTTTAGTTTCTTCAACATAATTATCGACTGCTTGCAACCATAGCTTGATACGTGCCGCATCCTTTTCGCGTTCGATGCCTTCGTACAAATAGCCAATAACATTCCGGGTTAATTGCTTCGCCCAAATGCGCCAATCAATATCTTTGTATTCGGCCGGGATAGGCTTTTGCGACCAGTCGGTAAGCGTATCTATGCTTACTCCGAACTTCTTTGCAAAATCTATCCGATATTTTATACCTACTAATTCTTGAATGTCTTCGTCAAGAATGCCAAGTTTCTTCAGATACGAATCGCCAAGTTTCAACATTTTTACAGGCATAGAACACCAAAGTAGAAACAAGCGGTATTCGCGTTCCTTATTCGGTTGCCATTCGGATTTATTCGGATTAGTTGTCATGCTTTTATTATACCTTTGTTTTGCTATCTTCGGTTTACGCTACGAAAACGTCTTTTAATCGACCTGACTTTTCAATGCGCCGGAATAAGTCATCGATGGCCATACCGAAATCGTACGATTCAGCTTGCGCGTGATAACCTTTTTCTTTGACTGCTACACGATAAAAGAAGCTGTCTGTGCCGTAGTCGGTTGTCGTAAGTAGTGATTGAACAACCACTACGCCGAATACGGCCTGTAGAATATAAAACTTTTCTGCTGATCTATCGTTCATTTTGAACCCCTTCCATTAGTTTTTTTGCTACTGCTTCAATAACGTTTACAGTTACGGCGTTTCCCATCTGCTTATAGCGCTGTGTATTGCTTACGCCTTCAGTCCAGTTATCAGGGAATCCCTGAAGTCTTTCGCATTCGACCGGCGTAAGTCGCCTGATGTGTTCGCCGTCGTATGTGCCTATGTCGCCTGATGTGTTCAGAGTATTAGCGGAATCTTTAGCAACTCTACCGCGCCTAGTTTTGGAATTGGCCGCGCCTATATTGATTCCATCGCCAACTTCAGCGACGGCATAACCCTTTTTAGTAGCATCTTTCAAATAGACTTTAGGTTGTTTATTGCCACCCTGCATAGTCGGCAACGTAGGCGACAAACCATCATCAGCGTAAATACGTTGATCTTGCGAACCGCCTACCAATTGCTTTATGTGCGTTCCGCGACCGTTTCGGCCGGCATATCTTGTCGTAATGGTATCGGCAATCCTGTTCGGCCTTTCTTTATTTCCCGAATCAACGTTTGCGTCGCCGCTTCCGATAGGTAATACTTGCGGTCTACTGACGGTTCTAAGATGTCCGATAATGTACACGCGCTCTCTGTTCTGTGGTACGCCGAAGTTTTTTGAATTAAGTAGTTGCCATTGACACTCATACCCAAGTTCGGCGCAAACCCCAAGTATTGTCGCGAAAGTTTTTCCGCCTTCGTGATTAAGTAAACCTTTGACGTTCTCGAGTACAAAATATCGGGGTCTTTTGTCGGCAAGAATCCTAGCGATGTCAAAGAATAAAGTACCTCTTGTTTCGTCAAACCCTTTTCGTTTTCCAGCAATACTAAAAGCTTGACAAGGGAATCCCCCAACCAAGATGTCATGTTCTGGGATTTCGCTTGTTGGAATATCTGTAATTGATCTTTCATCGACTAAATGTCCTTTCTTACTAAAATTTTTATTGTACGTTTGTGCCGCATACTTATCGAATTCGTTAGCCCAAATGACTTCTATCCCTGCACGTTCTAAGCCTAAGCGAAAGCCACCAACGCCGGCAAATAGTTCGATAGCCTTCATTACGAAAGCCTGCCCTTTTGTGGCTTCGTAGGCGCTGTACGCCGCCATTCGCCGTTAATTAGTTCGTACTTGACTACAACCACGTTTTCATCAGGCCATAGCGTCTTCTGTTGCATTACATGGCCGGTCTTGATAGTCCAGTCGATATAATTCTGAAAACCTTTCCTGCGGCATTCTAGGCCGTAATTTACATCTGCGCCGAACTGATTGAATACGTATTCGGCCGAAACGAATAAATGCCTTGGCGTGATGAAGCAATAGAAGCCGGCCGCGTCGACTTTATCTAAAATCTTTTTGTATGTGAATGGTACGGTTTCAGCGACCTTTAAGTTTGCCGGATCGTCGACACGCCACGCGCCAATCATCTTAAAGCCCCATCGGCCGACTTGAATGCCTGATACTAGGCCGACTTTAGCGCCGTTCTTCTCTAGGTTTTCATAATCTTGTAGCAATGCCGATAACGCATTTTGCGGTATCTGCGTATCGTCTTCAATAGTAAATACTAGCGTCGTATCTTCGGGAATAAGCTTCTGTGCCTGTTTCCATACGTTCGTAATTCGATCGCGGCGTGCGCCTACGTTTACTTCAGAAGCGCCGGGATTCCCGGTATTATGGATGGCTACTATGTTTCCCGGTACTTCGTACTTGGCAAAAGCATTGTGCATCTGTGCTTCGGTAATGTCTTTGTTGTCGATGACAATAACGAAATCGACGGGGCAAGGGTAGTTCATCTTGGCCAACTGTTCGGCCATAGGATAGATGCGCCATGACCGGCTAAACGGTAAGAATATCGTTACTTTTTGCATACTTGTTCTATCAGCGCTTCGTAGCGCGGTTTCATTGTTTCCCATGACATCGATTCGGCTATTTCGTTTGCGCGTTCGTTTGACCATTGCATAAACTCCTGTTTTTCAAATTCAAGCATCTTAAAGGCAAGCATATTCGCATCAGCTTCGAAAACATCGATGTCGACGTGCGCGAAGAACCTATGCGTAAACTTGGCCGGTACTAACCATTCTTTCGGTAACAGCGCATCGTTAGGCGATACGTCTGTCATGATTACCGGCATTCCGGCCGATAGTGCTTCGTTGGCCGGCAAGCATAGGCCGCCATAGCGACGCGGTAAGACAAGTACATCGCCGTCGGCATAAATGTCGGTATAGTTCGGCGCGTCGACGATTATTTCAAGCTGAAGCGATTCCTTGGCGCGTTCTAGCGCCCTTTTGACCGGCGTAAAGTATTCAACCGCCCTTTGATCTATTGGTTCTTGATAATACACCTTGTATTTGAATCTGTTGCCGATTTTTTTAGCGGCTTCAAGAAATGAAAGCGTGCCGTTGCGATCATGAACAGCCGGCCGGCCGATGACGTGTACGAAGGTTTTGCATTGCTCTATCTTGCGGAATGGAATCAAGTCGCGGCTAATCGGTACAGGCCATTCAATGACCGGCGCGGCATTCAGTTCGCGCACTTTGTCGATATTCCAAACAGTCGGCGCGGCCAATACGCCCGGCTTATCCCAATCAGGATGTCGAAAGAAATCAAGAAATTCGTAGTTGTATTGCTGAATAGTTACAATGCCTTTTTCTCGCGCCCTCTTAAACAAGCAAAAGTTCAAAGGTGTTTCGGCTACGAATATCGCGTCCATGCCCTCTAAAAGCCATTCCATGCGGTTACAATCGGGTATTCCGGCAACTACTGCGGCATCGGGATAACGATCGTGATGCGTCGGCATACGGTTAAATTTCCCTAAATCTGCGACAAGCGTTTTAGCCGGCTTCATGTGCCGGTAAAATTCGTATGTCTGATGGCCAAGGCCGGTATTGGTTGAATACGCCAACAATCCAATTTTCATGTCGATCAGTCTACTTTCTTAATGTTTACTACTTGCTGTAATTCCATTCCATCAGGCATAGATGCCCGAATATCGGCTTCTGAAGGTTCTTCGAAGAAGCCGGCGCGTATCATACGGCCGTCGGTAAGTTTTACCGTTGCTTCATAGCCGAACTTTACTTGATGATCGATACCCCAATTATTGTTTGAAAGCTGTATAAGCCTTTCCTGATCGAACAGTCGGTAATAGGTATCGCGCTTTTCGCCGGTGTATAGAAACGGCTTTACGCCCTTCTTGATGCATACGAACCAATAAAGCATTCGGCCGGTTCGGCCGTTGCCATCAACGAACGGATGAATCGCTTCGAAACGGATATGGCCGATAAGCGGTGTCATCTTCGGCAAGTCTAGTAACCAATTACCTATCAACCCTTCGACTAGCGAATAGTTAGGCGCGGCGCGGCCGCCGACCGTAACGTTTACGTCGTTGCCGGCCATACCGCGATAGTAGCCGCGTTGGTTCGGTAGTAAGTTTTGGTTCAGGGTAATTATCTTCTGAACTTTGCAAATATCGCCATGCGTTAATTCGCTTTGGCCGATCAGGCGTTCCCATGCAATAAGTGATTGTTTTATTTCGGCTTCGTCGAAAATGCCTTCGATAGCATTCGATTCGCGGATAAACAATTCAGGATCGAAGTCCGGCTTTGGTGTACCCTTTTCTCCTACTTGGCGGCGTTGTTCGCGGTTCATTACTCTGTTTCCTCTAAAAGCGATCCTTGCTTTTCTTCATCGGTTAAATCACGTTCAGCAATCTTTTCGCCGGTGTCGCGCCGTACTTCGCGTACCTTGCCGGCTTCGTAATCGAATATCTGTTCGACAATGATTTCGCGGTATTCGCGGCCTGAAGCTACGACATCGCTTAATTCATCGCGCTTTGATTCGGCGGCACTAAGGCGCGCATCGATCTGTCGAACCATGCTTTTTTTCTCATGCTTGATTTGATCGACTGATTGAACAGCGTTAGCCAAATCGTCGGCGCGTGAAAGCCGTTCTTCGTCGGTAAGCTTGCATGGCAAGTTTACTTTGATTACTACTTTCTTATTTGCGATCATCCTTTGTACTCCTCTATAGCTTTTTTATTGTCATCGAACCGTTGCTGAATAAGTTTCTGCGCTTGCTCTTTGACTTCTTTGGTAGTGTCGTACATTTCACTTACTTCGAATAGTTGGCCGTCGGCGATGTAAACGTAAGTGTCTTTGGCCTGTTGGCGAATTTCATCGACTGATTTTTTGGCGATGGCGACTAGGCCACCTTCGGCAAAGGTTTCGATAGCGTAAAATTCGCTTCCGATTTCATATTTTGGCTTGTATTCACTCATGGTTTTTACTCCTTAATAGATGAATTTATCGTCATACTTTGGATCGTCGCCGCGCCCATCCGTCGTATAACTTCTTTTAATATTACCTTCCGGCGTGTAAATCCATATCTTAAACGAATTCCAACCGGCCTTACGGCGCTTCATATATTTTAATTCAGTAATGCCATGAATCTTATCTTCGATCATTGTGCGCGATTCCGGCCTGAAGTATGTATCGATTATATGCCGATAGAATTCGGTTGATGCCAAGTGCGGCCGTTGCGACCATTGTGCGGTACGCATCATCGGTACGCCGCAAACCATTACAGGCTTCTTGTCTAGCATTAAGCGCCAATGTGCATCTTGGATTTTAGCTTCGTGATGGAATCGAATCATGTTCGCTTCGCCGGTTAAGATGGCATCGGTTAAGCCTTGCCATTCGAAATCACAATCCGGCGTAATTGGCGCATCGTGTTCGACGAACATAATAAGCGGCGTTCGTACTATCTTCAGCGCTTCACGCGTCATAGCGGCCTGATGATGATGATCTTGGAATAGCATCGGTACGACGTTTTTCCATTCGAAGTTTGTTTTCCATAGCAAGCGCCGGATGTATTCGTTGTAGTTGCCGGTGTAATGTTCCTGTTCTTCGCGTATGCCGTCAATCATGATAATTATTTCGGCATCAGGTAGTTTCGTTCGGATGGCCGCAATCGTTTCATCGATGATTTCGGTACTTGGATGGCGTTTAATTGGCGAAGTCGGTACTAGAACCGTTATACGATCATCAGGCTTGTCAAAGGCCGGCTTCGTGCCGCGCAAGTGATGTAAGTCGTCTTCTAGGTTGTAAACCATATTGCGCTTGAACATTTGCCACCATGCGTAAGCTTTGTTTTGGCTTTTAGGGAATGTATCAAAGAAATATGCGACTGTGCCGGGTAATTCTTTCCAATCTTCAAGTACCGGGAATGGCAATTCTTCTTCGTCTAATAAGAAATTCCAATAGCCTTTTGAACTACCTGAAGGCGCTAGGCCGTCGGCAATCGGCAACGCGCCGGCTTCAAGTGCTTCGTAAATCCTGAAGCTATCGGGAATGACCGCGCCGGATGGACAAGGTACGATTTTCGCCGATGCCATGTACTTAAAATATTCTTCATGCGGCACGCCCTGCGTAAAGCCCGGCGTTTCGATTAGCTTGCCGTTTTCCATCTTCTTTAATTGTGCGACACAAGCTTTTCGGCGCTTATGTGTATTCTGACCGGCAAAGAACCACGTCAACGTCCGTTCGTTGGCTTCGTCGGCGTACTGGCGCAATATTTCGCGCGTTCCTGTAGGCCATCCATTGACGATAAATCGATCGGCCTTTTCGTGCTTGCCTATGTGCGGTGTCATGACGTAAATCATCATGTTCGGATGTTCAAGCTTTTCTGAAGGGAATACGGCTTCTTCATCGCCTACTAGAACGATGATGCACCATTGAAGCTTTGCGATGTCGGCATTTATAGCATCAACATCGCCGGCATGGTAACGCGCCGGGATGATAATAATTGCGCCGTCGATTTCTTCGCCAACCGAAGCAAGGCTGTCATGATGCACGAATTCATGACCGGCGGCCGGCCGGTACAGTTCACGGCTAAAAATAGATTCAAGCATTGCCTGATCCCAATATCCGCGTGTCGGCGTTTCTTTGTGATAGCTTTGCCAAACGACGTTTATCATGATTTACCCCTTGTAAGTAATAAGTTAGTTTGATTGAAGTCGTACTTATTGTCGAACGGCTGACCATCCATGAAATAGGCGCTGAAGCCTAAGTCTTGAAGCAACCCGACTAGTTGCGGATAGCTGTCGTTGAAGCATGGCGATACTTCAATAAGAATGTTTTTAACCCTTGGCAAACTATCTTTGAATACCCTTATGGCGTGCTTTTCCGCGCCTTCAATATCTATTTTAAGCAATTCTATATCGCGTTCAAATGGCGGCGCTATCTCTGAATCTTCGCCAAACCATACATTATTCACTACTGCGATGCCTTCAGTGTTTGTTGTAAATAGTTCAATGTTTTCTGAATCTGCTTCGTATGCATGGACTTGATAACCATAGCTTTGCGCCAATCGGCTAAACCAACCGATATGCGAACCGACATCGATGAATAAGTTCTTTGGATTGCCGGCTTCTAGCACCTTGCGCGCAACGGCCGTTTCTTCGACTTCCCATCGGCCGTAAAGCTGTAGTGTCTTTGAAATGTCGTCTTGCCCTGAACAATAACCATCAAAGCCCATGTATTTATCGCTGTCGTAAATAACCATTTCGCCAAGTTCAGTATCAACGTTTATGCGATCGTGCTTATCATGGCCGGCCTGACATTTTTGCCATGCTTTACTATCTGTCATGTCTTTATGTGTTTTCATTTTTAGCCTTGTAGTAAAGATGTACTTCATGCTGATAATCTAGCAGTTCTTCGGTATAGCCTTTATCTTTGATCCACTTACGAACTTCGGCCGCATAAACGCCCCAATAGTTGAACAAGAATTCAGGATGCAAGCTTAATAGAATATCCGGCTTGAAGGTGTCTATACAGTGTTCAGCGCCCTTAAGCACTTCGAATTCACTACCTTCGACATCCATCGTAATTATTGTTGGCGATATGAACCCTGCGCTATTCAAGTCATCGATTTTGTAAACCGGGATTTCGCCGGCATCGTGAAGTTCTTTGAAGCCATGATCGCCGATAACTTCGCCGGTAATGTTGGCCATCCGCTTACAAGCCTTTGACCAATCCGGCTTTTCCGTCGCTTCGTTACCCATAAAACCAACAAGGATCTCCCAAGGCAATAAATCGTTAGCTTCCCAAATTGCTTTTATGTTCGGCAATACTCTTTCGTTCGGTTCAACTAACAAACCATTCGCGCCCCACATACGACAAAGCGCCGGCATTTCGCCTTCTTCAGCGCCGACGTAGTAAACCTTCGGCGTACGGCCGTCTTTAATCTGTTGCATGATGACATCGTGCAATTTCTGAAGGCGCTTCTTTTCCCACCCTGCTTCGGTATACCATTCAGGCCGATCGGCGCGATGCTTCGGTAATATGATTTTGAATTGACCGTTTAGTACGGCTTCAACCATTTCGGCCATTACTTTAACGCCCCTTCTTTTTGTAAGATTTCTAACATTTCTTCGACGCGGTTCGTGTATGTATGATCGCGCTTCGTGCGTTCGAAGCCGGCCTTGCGAATGACTTCACGTTCTTCATCGTGTTCGACGTAGTAATCAATTAGGCGCTTCAGTTCATCGAAGTCGCCGAATGGATAGGTAACGATTTCTTTGCCTATTTCGAAACAGTCTTCGATGCCCTTAATGTAAGGGAATATCAAGAAGCCGCCCCGGCCGGTTGTTTCGAACAATCGATCGCTAAAATAGTCGGGATGTTCGAAGCCAAGGCATAACGTATCGCCTACGGCCACTTTAGCGCTTGCGTACACGTCGTTTAGTGCTTTTCCGCGTACTGTACCAAATGGCTGTACATCGCCGGCGTAGCGCCTGAAACGATCGCCATACGTCGATTTAAGCCAATCAATTAGCTTCGGCCGGTATGACCATTCGGGATGATAGCCGTAAGAACCTGTGAAAATAACATCCATAGCGTACTTTTCTTTCCAGTCGCCAAGATAGC